CGCTGGCGAGCCACTCCTTGTTCCTGTCATCAAACACCATGGCTCGCTTCTTCTCGTTGTTCTCAATGAAGTTGAAGCCGATGTCTGGTATCTGCAGATTCCATCCCGTCTGACGGTACAGCAGCTCGACGGTGATTTCCCAATACTTCACAAGTATGTCGTTGACCGTCTCGTACTTGAGCTGGCCTGTGATGCCCTGGCACTTCCAGTGATCCTGAGCACCACCAAGGAATGACGAACCATTGACGCAGTTTGTCAGGGCAGTGGCAGTCGCAGACGGGAATGCGGCACGGTTGCCCTTGATGACAACCTTCGTTTGCGCCTCATCGACCTGCAGCCCCTTGATGTAGTCGCCGGCACTGTTAGCAAGCGGCCTGATGTCGCTGCCTTCAAAGTAATACAGTGCCGCGATGGACGCGCCCTGCGTCTGGAATGTCCAGATGTCTGGCTTCGTCAGCGGATGCTGATCAGGCGAATCTTCCTCGACCACGGAGTAGGTCAGAGTGATCTCTGTGATCAGCTTTGTGCCGCTCTGTGTTTGCTCCGTCGATTCGACAGTGTCAATGCCCGTGCACTGGCATCCTGGGAACGATGGGTGCGGCGCGTTCATCGCAACATTGACTGCCGCAGCAACGTCGGAACGGCCGGCCGTCGAGCCGCCAAAAAGTTCCTGCACGGCACGGAACTTCCGCGTGTGCACCGGCGGCTCGCCGAACTTCTGGCTGGTCTCACGCGTCTCGGTGATCGAGAACTTTGGCAGGCCAGTCTCTTCGTCTGGCGGGCCAAGCTTCGTGATTTCTTCGTCTGGGTTTGTGCTGCCAGGGACTACCGAGCCGCCCGTTGGCTGTCCAATGGTTGTCATCCCGTGGCCCCCAGTATCTCGGCCTTTTGGATTTTCAGTTCTTTGATGTTCTTGTTAATCTGCTCAAGCTCCTTGCGCTGCTTGCGGTACTCCTCAATGGCCGGGTCTTGCCGACCGCTAGCCAGGTCAAGGAATGCCGCCGAGCCTGCACCGGTGCGAATGTCGCCAATCTCCAACGCACCGCGCCGCAGTTGGCTCAGTTCTTCAATGCGTTTCTTCTCAAGCTCAAACGATGCTTCGATGTATTTTTTTTGTGCCTCGGCAATCTTCTTGCCGTTGTCCTCAAGCAGCTTGCGGCGATCCTCGTCTCGCTTCCTCTGCTCATCGTCTAGCCGCTTCTGCTCTTCGGCGGCCCGCTTCCTATCTGCGGCAGCGCCGCTCGCTATGTCTTCCTGCTGGGCCTGGATCTGATCCAACTGAGCAAGCCGCTGCATGCCGGCCTTTTCGGCTTCCGTGTCTCCAGCCGCCCTGGCTTTTTCGACTTCTTCGCGGACGCGCGAGATTTCCTTCTCAATAGCCTCGACGTTCTTGGCAGCCTTGAACCGGCCAGAGTCGCCGCCGAACTGCTCTTCGATCTGCAGCTGCTCAAGCAGTGAATCAACGATCTTGGTGTTGGCCTCCACGGCCTTGCGGGCCGCTTCCTCTTCAGCCTTCGCTTTCTTGTCGGACTCTTCCGCAACTTGCTGCACGACCTTGGCCTGCTCCTTGTAGGCATCGTTGGCTTGCTCAACGCCACGCTCGATGCCTAGCCAGTCCTCAGCAAATTGCAGCACCTGCTCAATGAATCCTCCGACCTGGCCAACGACGTTCTTGATGCCGCTCCAGAGCCCATTGAATGCCCCGGCGATGGTCGATGTCACGCTAGAGATCACGCCGCCGAGGCCAGTGAACTCAACCCATCCGCCAACCAAGTCGGCAACGTATCCAATGGTCGAGCCAACGGCCGTGCCAACAATCGTGCCAAGACGCTCAACGATGCTGAAAAATGCCTCAAGCGTCTCGCCTGCAAATGTCGCAGCCTCATAGATGACTTCGCCAACGGCCGTAAATCCATCGCCAATGGCGTCAAGGAATGGCTGAATGCGCTGCAGGATTGGCTCAAGCAGATTCGTGAACCCGCCAATGGCGTCCGCGATGGCGCTTGCCACGCCATCAGCCAGGCCAGCAAACGGAGTCAAAAGGTTTTGGCTGAGGCCCTGCAGTGCCGTGCGGATATCGTCAAACGAGTCATCGACACCCGCGAGCCGCTCAACATCTACCCCGCTGATCGTCGCAGAGAATCTTTCAAGTGCGACCTGAGAATCATTCAGCGAGTCAAACGCCGGCAACAACTCCAAGCCTTTCTTTCCCAGCAGCTCGGTAGCCAATGCAGCCCGCTGGGCCGGGTCTTCGATTTCGCCCAACGCATCGGCGACACGCTGCGCCAGCGTTGTCGGATCTGTGTTGAGCAATTCCTCTTGCGAGATGCCCAATTGCTGGAATGCCTTTGCCGCGTCGTTCCCGCCCTCACGGGCTTTGACGATATTGACCTCGAACTTCTGCAGTGCTGACGCGATCTCGTCAATTGACGCACCGGAACGCTTTGCTGCCTCGTCAAGAACTTGGACAAACTCAAAGGATGTCCCAAGCCTGGAAGCAGTGTTCGCCAGTTCCTCAACTCTGCCAGAAAGATTGGCTAGCCCGCTCGCCACAGCAGCGGCACCAGCGCCGAGGGCGGCAATCCCAGCGACGGCAAGGGTGAACGGGTTGGCCAGGGCAGCAACCGTGTTCGCGAGCCCCTCAATTCCTGTGGACAGACCGCCAGAGAAAATCCTGCCCAGGCCCTCGGCAGCACTGGATAGACCAGACAGCCGGCCAGCAATGTTCCCAATCGGCCCTGGGATTGCGGCCAAGATGCCAGAGAACTCATTGAACGACAGCGATCCGGCCTTGCCAGCTGACTCTGTGGCAGCGTCATACTTCTGTGCGGCAACCTCGGCGGCCGCGAACTTTTCTGCGGCGACCTGCAGGTTTCTGTCATACGTCTGCTGCGTTATCGTCCCGGCCTGCAGGTGTGTGTTTAATTCCTGCACAGTTGCATCAAACTGCTCAGTGGGCGTAATGACAGAACGCGTCAGTTCAGCGGCCCGCTGAAGCATCTTCTGGCGTTCACCCTCTGCGGTTGCAGCCCGCTCGTTTTCTCCAGTTACGTCCGCAATGGCTCGCTCATACGTCGCCTGGTCAATCGCGCCGACCTTCAGCTGCTGATTGAGTTTCTCAACCTCAATCGCAACGTTCTCGGTCTCAAGTCGGTATTTCTCAGTCGTGGCAGCGCCATCCTGAAAAATGCGGACTGTCTCCAGTGCTGACTGCTGGATTGCAGAAAACGCCCCGGCGAAATCCTGCGCTGTCACCGAGCCGTCACGCAAGGCCCTGGTCAGTTCATCAAGCTGCTGGGAAACATTTGCCTGCGCTGCAGCGGCACCGGACGTACTGCCGAGGAACTTATCGAACAGAGCAGCCGACGCGTCGGCTTGTTTGCCGAGATTGTCTAAAGCCTTCTCGACCGGCGTGAGCGACGCGGGCAGACCTCCGGCGTCGGCGGTGATCTTCATCGCCAGGTCAAGGACTGTTGCCATCACATCACCCCAAGTCGCCGCTGTAGTTCGATCAGGCTGTCGTGCAGTTGCTCTTCGTGTTGCGGCGGCGTCTCAAGCGGCACGAAATCTTCTGGCTTGGGCGGGCTGCCCTTCTTGGCATACGGAGCCAATAGGGCAGAAACGATCAAGCCTGTCTCACGCCATGCGTCCGGTATCGCCTCAAAGTGCCTTGTGTACGCCACCCACTCGCTGAGTTCCTTGCTATCCATGCGCCGCTCGAGTTCCCTGACAGTCATGCCGAGATGACCAGCAAGGCGAAACAGGAACCGCCTCGAGGGGCGCAGGTTTAGTTTTTTGCCAACTCCTCCACGTCATCAGCCATGAGGTGGTTGTGCTTCATGGCTTTGTCCCACAGCCGCGCCATCACGCGTGCCGATTTCTTCGACAACAGCGCAACCTCGTCCGACGTGAAGAGCAGTTCGCCGGCCTTGGTGCAAAGCACCTTCTGCAGGAACTTTGTACGGAAGTTCTCAACGCCGGTTTCCTTCTTGCCGATCCACTCGCGTTCGTAGGCGTCACGCTCGCCAACGCTCATGACTCGGCAGTACACGGAGCCGTTCCACTCGGGAACCTGAATCTCAAGCAGGTTCAGGTCATCGGCCGCAAGAATCTGGTCTTTCGTCAACTCTGTCATGGTTTCCTCAGTAGGAGCGAGATGGATACACAACGCGAAACGCAATGGCGTACTGCAGCACACCATTCGTCGCTGCCTCGATCCTAACCCTCTCGACAACACAGCCGGCCTTGAACACCACAACGCCTTTGTGCGAAATGGTGAGCAGGCGGTAGTATCCAAACAGCGACGGCGAAATAGCGTTCCCTAGCGAACGCACAGTCACCGTGCCGTAGTCACCGTGGCTCGGGCCGTAGCTGGTGACGGCATCGACCGTGTAGTCAGTCACCTCTGTAAGGGTGACGTGCCCCCACGTAATAGAGGCGTCCTGCGCAGATGTAGGCATGACGGCCTCCCGTCAGGCTTACGACCTGGCGATACGGAACGTGGCGGCACCACGCACGGCGTCATTCAGGGCGAACGTCAGCGTGCTGGAACTTACCGTGGCACCACGGCTCAGGAGTTGCGTTCCGTTGTGCGTCACGACCAGCGTGCCAGTGCTGCCATCAGCCACAAGAACCTTGCCGAGGTAGTCAACCTGCACCTGCTGTCCGGTGTCTGTGGCCGAGCCTCCGAGCGGGCGATCCTGCGTAAGAACCGACGAACCGCTGGCCAGGCCGAGGTGCGAAACGTCGATGGTGTTTTCGACGTTGGGATCGTTGTTCGTGATGACGATGTTCGTCACCGTGTAGCCGGTGCCTGCGAACGTGAATACGGTTCCCGATCCATCATGAGGCGTGACGGCCATGTATCAGTTCTCCTGCCAGAGGATGCTATATGACTGCGTGACGGTGTACTCGATTGGTAGGTCGCTACCCTGGAGCACCGCAAACCCGTCAAACTCGTTGTCGAGTGTGGCGTTGCTCACTTCCACATTGTCAACGACTCCACCGTAGCCATCCAGAACGAGGCGGCACTTGTCAGCCAGGTCGCGGACGCCTTCGTAGGAAGAGGCGTACATCTCCACTTCAAGAGCCACGACAGGCGTTCCGACCGGGCCGGAAAGCGACTGCGAACGGCGCACGCCAGAGCGACGCCAGACGATGTACGGCAGGGCCGCAGACGCCGGGGCGACCACCGGATAGATCCGGCCGCCAACCAGAGCCGCCACTGCAGCATTCCCTACCAGGGCCGAACGAATAACGGCTTCGGGTGACTTCAGTGCCATTAGCCTGACAACGTCCCTTCTTTGGAAACCGGCAGTTTCTGCACCGCCTGATTGAGCACGTTGCCGAGCTCCTGCTCAAGAATCGACGCCACCTGCGACTGCGACTGCTCCCACGCAACACGGACTGGCGGCCGCCCGCCGAGGCCGCCAGGACGCATGGCAGGAATGCGGATCGGCGACGCCGACTTCTTGAAGAAAGCCTTCTGGTAAGGCGGGTCGGTCTTGAACTCTTCGCTGGCCCGGCTCTTGTTGCGCTGAATCTTGAACGGCCCGAGCTTGTTGAAGCTTGAAGCGATAAAGGCGTTCTGCCCGCTGACCCAGTGGATATTGCCGAGCTTGCTTTTCCGTTGGTACGGCTTGTTGGAGAACTTGGCCACCATGCGTGGCTTCGTGCCGTACTCCAGCCACCACTGATGAAACGCACGATCAGGGCCAACCTGCACAGTCCCACCCTGCGCCGAATCTGCATCTCCCTTGCCAGATCGGTTGTAGCCAATCAACCCCACGGCGTTGCCATCTCTTGGGTACGCCTTCACCTTGCGATTGACGGCACGCAACAGATTGCCTGTCGGGCCACGCGGCGTGATCTCTCGCAGCCGAAGGTACGCAGGCTCAATGGCACGCTCCAGAGACTGCGACAGGACGGCTGCCATCTCTTTCTTGCCAAACACATTGCCAAGAGCAGTCCTGAGTTTTTCCAACTCAGGAAAGTCGGTAACGACCTTGATGCCTGCGACAGCCATTAGCCAGCGTTCTCCTGGCAGATGATCTCGTGTTCGCTACGGTTGCCACGCTCGAGCAGGCTGACAATCTCCAGCGTCCGATTCCGCCAGGCGAAACGCATGTTTTGCGTCAGCCCCGGCAGGTAACGCATCCGCACGCGATGCGTGACGCCGATCTCCTGCTGGCCAAGCCCCAGCGACTCGCGGGCACTCACGCCTTCCACGCTGGCCCACACGGCCGACGAGTTGCTCCACGACAGCACCTGCTCGCCGAGGGCGTTCGTCGTGCCGCTGGCGATCTGCACCGTGACGCGCTCGCGGAGCTTGCCGGCGTCAATCATCGGTAAGAGCCCCAGCGTTGCGAGTCGAGCAGGGACTTCACGCCAAACTCAATTTCCTTCGAGATGCTGCCCGTAAGCACGCCACTGCGGGCACCGTCGTACCAGTGCCCAACCAGCATCAGGATCGCGTGCCGGATGGCCGCCGGGACGCTTGAGCCGGTGGCCCCGTAGCCGGCCCACCACGTGACGCTTATGGCGTTGTCATCCTGGCGGTGCGGCGTCCACGTGCCGCCGTAGATCGGCAGGATTGCCCCAGGCGTGGCGTTGCGGTCCACCCGGTATTCGGCCGTGCTGTACGTGCTCGTCGTGCCGGCTTCCTGCGTGAACGTCACCGTGACGGCCGTGGCCGTTCCACTGGCCACCATCGGCGGCCGTGGCAGTTCCACCGGATGCTCGCCGCTGGACGGGAAGCGGTCGAACCGCATCACCCACTGCGTGTGCACCAGCGTGCGGTCGAGATACTCTTCGCACCACTCGCGGGCCGCCGTGATCAGCGTGCCGATGTACGTGTCATCGTCGCTGGTATCCACCCGCAGATGGGCTTTGGCCTCGGCGAGCGTGACGGGCTCAACGGCTGGCGGCGTCTGACGAGTCAGGCTTCGATAGTGCACGGCGTCCTCGTCTCCTGGGCGTGGCGTCTGCCGTCTCGGCGTCGTGCTCGATGGCGGCCGTCTCGATCAGCGTCTGCTGGCTGTCCTCGACTGCCACCCGCTGAGCGAGCAGCTGGGCCGCCAGGCCGCCGGCGAACTCCACCACCTGGCCTTTGCGGTAGCCACGCCACGAGCGGGTGAACTTCAGTTTCCTCATTGCGGGACACTCCATGCAGACTCGGGGCGTTTCAGCGTGTTCGTGAACTCCGTGGCCCACTGGAAAACAGGGCTGCTGAGATTCTTGCCGGGCCATGTGACCACGTACTCTCCGTGGCCTAGCACGACGCGGGGCGAAACGTAGACCTTGTTGCCGCTCTCTCGCCAATTCTTCCAGAACCAAATGTCATCATCGACTCGGCCCTCATGCCACGAGCCGTCAGGGCCGGGCTTGCTCCAAAACCATGGCTTCTTGCACCGCTTGAGAGCCGCCGTGCTGATGACGGTCAGCCCAAAGTGGGCAGAGTCCACTTCTTGCACCGGCTCTGCGAACCACGCCTTATCAACCTTGGTGCTGCCGTCCGGTGGCGGGTTGTCCAGCATGCCCTTCAGCGTGAGCATCGGGCGGCCGTCTTCCCGCTTGGTCTGCAGGCCAGTGATGGCATCGCATTGGAACGTCATCGCCAGGGCGAAGAGGTGCTCAATGTCTTCCTTCGTGAAGAACGTGTCGTAGTCAATGGTTAGCAGGTACTCGGCCTTGTCGATGAACTGCTCCATCACCCGCGTGTTCACCTGGCTCCAGAAGGCACCAGTGCCCATTGTGGGGCGAATCCCAAGCGGCATGAGTGCCTGAGCCCAGGCGAAATGGTTGGCTGTAAAACTCAACCTGGGCATCGACAGGATGGCTTCCACACGGATGTCAACTTCCGTGCCGCCGACGCGAACCAGCATGGGCACCTCGCAAACGAGAGCGGGCCGCCCCGTTGTGGAGCGGCCCGCCCAGTTTGCACGTCACGTCAAGCCGTCAGGCTCACGCACCGACCAGGCCGATGACCGGGCCAGCGGTGGTGGAGTCGCCAATCGTGTGGTGGCTGATGGCCACGCGAGCCACCGCACGGATCACGCTCTGGTCGCTCAGGAAGTTGACCTGATCGCTTGAGGCGATCTCGATGCCCTGGCGGACACCGTAGATCGAGGAGTTCATCAGGTCGCCGTAGACCGCCATGATCTTGCCGGTGCTGTCCGTGCCAGCCGGCAGCTGGTCGGTGAGCACAACCGGCTTGCCGAGGAACGTCAGACCCATGCCCTGGCCGAGGCCAACCGACCCGCCCTGGGCGAGATCGAGAGCCTGCATGCAAGTGGCGAAGAAATAGGGGCTCACGAACCACTTGGCACCAGCCTGCGAATGCGGAGGGCAGGTCGCCATCATCTGCAGCAGGTTGGCCTTGGTCACCTCATCTGGCGTGTCACCAGCAGCCGTCACGAGCGACGCCGCGTAGGTGGCACCGGTCGAGGCGTAGAGACCGCCCGTGTAGCCCGTGGCAAGACCGGCAACGCTCGGTGCGTTTGACGGGTTGCCGTTCCACGCCACCGTCTCGACGGCCTGCGACAGAGTCAGCGACAGCTCGGCAGCGAGCCAGTCGGCGATGCTCACGATCGAGTCCCGCAGGAGCTCGTTCGCAACCACCACCGCGCCGGTCACCTTCTTCGCCGTCAGGGCGACCTGGGTGCTGGTCGGATCGCTGGCAGTCAGCGCCACGTTCTCCGAGATCCAGTACGCCGTGGCACCGCCCGTCCGCTTCGGGAACAGGACGTAGTCGCTCGCCATGTTCACGTTCATGGCATTGGCAGCGAACGCCGAGAATTCGTTCACCAACCGCAAGACGGTCGCCTCAAGCACGTCAGGAACGAAGGCCGAACCGGTCGTGGAACCGGTCGAACCCTGAGCACGGCTCTCGACGCCGTGGTCCTGGCACCACCGGCGAGCCTCGGCGTCGCCGCTCTTCGCCTTGAACCACATGCCCGTCTTGTAGGCATCCTCGGCGTTGGAGAACGCACGCAGCTTGCCAGCGAACGGCACCGCCTCGATACGGGTCTTGGGCTCGTCGGCACGCACCTCGGGGGCCGGGGTGCAGCGGTCCACCACGGAGCGGAGGGACTTCGCCGACTCGACCACCTTCTTCTCAAAGTCGATCTTGGCGGTGAGTTCTTCGGCCCGCTTGTTCAGGTCGATGAGCTCGACATCACGGGCAGTCGTGTCCTCGGCCTCGACAGCACGCACGGCGTCGATCCGGTTGGCGAGGGCAGCCGCCTCGTCCTGAAGCTTCTTGAGGTTGTCCACTGTAGATGTTCTCCGCCGGCGGTATTGCCGATGGAGTCCACAGTGCCACTACCTCGTGCTTCTCTTGCAGAACCGCACTTCAGAAAGTGTTGTTTTCACAAACGCCACGGCACGAGCGCCACATCGCGGGCAGCGTAAGTACCGCTGCCGCTCGTCACCGCATGGGCGGCTGGAACGGCAACGCAGTTTCTCGCCGCAAGTGCAGCGCGCTTCAGACACGGCGAAGCCTCAGAGTAGCAGCCCAGGCGGCGGCGACGCTCCGCAGAGCCGAACGCGAACGATCCGCCTGGGCCGCAGGCTCGGGCGTCGGCTCGGCCACAACTTGCGACGCAAGCCACGCTTCATACGACCGCATGGCGACGCTCGCCGATGTGCTCGGATAGGCAGGCACCAGCACCGGCCCAACGTCATACAGCCCACTCACCTCGCGGATCTGACGCACGGCCTTGCCGTCTTCGCCCTGGCGGAAGCCCTCGCCACTCTTGTCCACGGTGAACGCGAACGAAGAGCCACGCACGTCGCGCCGCTGGATGAGCTCGAGCACGTCGGCCCGGCTCACAGGCGGCGTCACCACGTACCGTAGCCCCTTGTCATCGCTTGAGAGTTCCAGCGTGCCAGACGATGAGCGGCCCAGCACGATGTTGCTGTCGTGGTTGAACAGAGCAACCACGTCGCTCTTGCCACGCTGGCGGTTGAGAATCTTGTCGAATGCACCCGGCAGAATCTCCTCGCGGAATCCGCCAAGGTCGAGCGAAAGCCGGTTGTAGACGGCGGCATACCCGATGATGGCGGCACGGCCATCAGCCCGGCTTTCCACGACGAGCTCGTTGTCCTCTTCAAACGCAAAGTCGCGGCGTTCAATTTCCATTGCTGGGAGCCTCCTGGGCGGTCGTGCTGTCCTCAGTGTTGTCCTCTGGCGTGCCGTCCATCGGCTCGGCTGGCGAATCTTGCGGCATCGACTCAGGCGCTGGCGGCTCTTGGCCCATCATGTCCAGCGTGGTCATGTTCAGCTGCACGAAGTGCTTGTCGCCGTCAGGGCCGATTGGGTTAAGGTTCTCGGCCTCGCGGATTTCGTTGATGGTCATCCAGCCGTTCTGAAGTGCCGACACGTAAAACGCCGCCCGGCTCGTGTGGTCGCCACGCAGCAGCCCGTTGACGTTGTGCTCGGCGAAGTACCGCTCGTCATCCACGATGAGGTCACGCGAGATCGCCGCTTCCCATCGCTTGAGATGCGGCAGCAGGCAGTGCTG